TTTTAGTAATTTACCAAGGTTTGAAGATATTCAAGATATCAGAGGCGTTGAAAATATCAGACCATCATTATTTGATATTGATGTAGAAGAAATACTTAAAGACATTGATACAGAAAAATTTGCAGACATTGATTTTAGTGGTATTAATATTCCATCTGTAGTGCCAACAATGCCAACAGCTCCAGCAATACAGCAACCTATTACTCCTGTTGTTCAAGAGCCAACAATTCCAGTTATGCCTAAAGCGCCTGTCATGCCTAGAGTACCAGTTATGCCTGAACCAGTAATGCCACAACCAGTTAGACAAGAAATACCATTCGTTCCAGAAATACCAAACATACCAATGAACTTTACTGGATTACCACAAATGCCAGTCATACCAAATATTCCAGTTATGCCTGAATTACCAATCGTGCCACAACCAATCGTGCCACAACCCATTCAGCCAATGAACTTTACTAGATTATCCAACTTACCAGTTTCTAATTTTGTCCAGCCTAGCGTTGAAGATATTGTATCTCCAATCAGCAGAGGCAGAACATTACCACCAACACCAAGAGGATTATTTAGTTTATAAATGTCAATCACACACGAAGAAGTAGTTAAAGCAGCAGAAGCTGAAAGAATTTTAAATTCTGATGTCTTTAAAGAAGCAATAGAAAATCTTAAAAACGAATACATAACTCACTGGTTAAACTCTCGTAACATTGATGATGTTGCAGTTAGAGAAGACTTCCACAGATCATTATTACTTCTCCCTGAAGTAGAAAGACATTTACGCATCATGGCTGAGAAAGGCAAACTCACAAAAGCCAACATTAATAAAATTCGTAACATAGCCTAAAACTTTCCCTTTTATACATTCTTGATATAAAATATCCCTAAATACAATATAGGAGTATTTATATGAGCAATAACGGAAAACCGACTGCTTTACAAACCGAAGGTGAATTAGCTACCTCGGCATTTGAAAGTTTCTTAGCCCCTGAAGAGGACACGCAAGAAGAAGCAGTCATAGAGGAAGCTGAAGAGGTCATTGAACCTGAGATTGATGAATTTGAAGAGCAAGACGAAGAGCTTGTCGATGAAGAAGATCTTGAATACGATGACGAAGAAGATGGTGAAGAAGAAACGGAAGTTGAAGAGGTAGAAGAGCAACCCGTCTACAGAGTCACAGTTGATGGCGAAGAGATAGAGGTCACGCAAGACGAACTCCTTAATGGTTATTCACGCCAACAAGATTATACGAGGAAGACACAGGAACTTGCCAATCAAAGAAAAACGATTGAGCAACAAGCCCAAGAACTTGCTCAAAGAGATGCGATTTACGCACAGTTGTTACCGAAGATGGAAGCCCAATTACAGGGCGAATTGGTAAACGAACCAGATTGGGATAGTTTATACAATGATGATCCGATAGCATTTGTACGCGAAAAACAACTCTGGGATGAAAAGAAAGAAAAGTTAAAAGCTGCACAAGCTGAACAGCAAAGACTCCAACAGGAATCATATGCTCAACAGCAACAACTAATTGCACAACAAGTGCAAGAAGGCCAAAAAAGACTCCTGGAAATCATACCGGAATGGAAAAATGCAGAAGTTGCCTCGAAAGAGAAACTAGCAATTCGCGACTATGGTATTAATGTCTTGGGATATTCGTCTCAAGAAATGGATGCAATTTATGACTATCGTGCTTTGCTTGGTTTAAGAAATGCTTGGTTAAACTCTAAAACAGTTGAAGCCACAAAGAAGAAACCAACACAAAAAGCACCTGCAAGAGTAGCCCGACCTGGAACAACTACCAGAAAGAAATCGGTAGCACCAGCGAAAAGAGCAAAACAGGTTTTAGCAAAAACTGGAAAAGTCCAGGATGCTGCTAAAGTTTTTGAACAATTTTTAAAATAATTTTATAGGTAAATATAATGGCTAAGATTACAAACGCTTTTGATACATATAGCGCGACTTCAGACAGAGAAGATTTAAGTAATATCATTTACAACATCTCTCCAATGCAAACTCCGTTTATGTCATCAATTGGAAAAAGAAGTATTAACAATGTTGTCTTTGATTGGCAAACAGAAGTATTAGCAACTCCAGTTGCTACAGGTGAGCTAGAAGGTTTTGAACTTTCAAGATCAGCTTCAGTTGCAACAACCAGAGTTAGCAATGTTGCTATGATTTCAAAAAGAGATGCAACTGTATCAGGCTCACAAGAGTCTTCAGACCCTGCTGGTAAGAGATCAGAAATGGCTCACCAACTAGCTATCATGTCTAAAGCTCTTAAGAGAGATATGGAAGAAGCTCTTTGTCAAAATGGCGATAAAACAACTGGAGACGCATCAACTGCTCGTGTAACTGGTGGTTTCGAGTCTTGGATTACATCTAACGACTCAAGAGGTTCTGGTGGAGCTTCTACAGGTGGTGGAGCTGCTCCAACTGACGGAACACAAAGAGTTTTATCTGAAGATCTTCTTAAAGATGTTCTACAACTTTGTTTCACTAATGGTGGTGAACCATCATTAGCTATTTGTGGCCCACATAACAAACAAGTTATCTCTGGTTTCACAGGTAGAACTCAAGCAAGACAATTTGTTGATGCAAACACAGTTGAAGCATCAGTATCTATCTACTCATCTGACTTTGGTGAACTGAAAATCGTTCCATCAAACAGATCAAGAGAAAGATCTTTACTGTTGGTTGATCCTGAGTATGCAAAAGTATCTTACTTGCGTGATTTCAAAACAGTTGACATTGCTACAATAGGCGATGCTATGACAAAAATGATCGTGGTTGAGTATGGATTAGAAGTATCCAACGAAGCTGCTCATGGTATCGTTGCTGACCTTAATGTAAGTTAAGTTCTCGGTTAAGAACCTTAAAGGGATGTTTCGGCATCCCTTTTTTTTGTGTTAAAATTCTTGCATGGCTAAAAGAACTGTTATAGATCATAAGACTGGTTTTACTAACGAGTTTATTACTGAAGGTGGTAAAGATATATTTCATACCACCCAAGATGTAAGTCCAGTAATCGAACATTGTAAAAACATTGCAGAGAATGTTAAGCCAGGTAAAGATCTTCGCCATGTGGCAGAAGTGCCATTGGTTGTATATCAAAGAGCTTGTCGAGAAGGATGGGCGAATGATATGAACGCATGGAAAAGATGGTTAAATAACTCAGAAAATAAAGTCTTTAGGACATGGCAGGGTAAACTATGACATACGCAGAATTAAAATCTAATATCGCAAGTTACTTAAATCGTTCAGATTTAACAGATGTAATTGATTCATTTATAGACAGCACAGAATCAGAATTTAACCGCAGATTAAGAGTTAAAGGCATGATTAAAAGAGCCACTGCAACATTAGATTCACAATACATATCAGTACCAACTGATTGGTTAGAGGCTATAAACATACAAATTGATAGCGGTGACTTTTCACCTTTGTTTCAACAATCCATAGAATCATTGGATGTATACAGAAAGTCTAATGACAATGTAACAGGCCAACCTATTTACTTTGCATTGGTAGATGATTCAATTGAATTTGCACCTACCCCAGACGGAAGTTATACAGTACAATTAACCTACTACGGAAAGATAGATGCGTTAAGCGATTCTAATACGAGTAACTTTTTATCCACAGGATATCCAGATGCTTACCTTTACGGATCACTAAAACACGCTTCTATCTATTTAATGGAAGATGAACGAGTGCCACTATTTACAGCACAGTTCGAGAAGGCTTTAGAAGAAATGAGACTAGAGCAAGAAAAAGCTGAGTTTGCAAAAGGTTCTTTAATGCAAAGAAGAAGAACATATGGCAAACGCAGAAAAGACATTTATTATTTTGGTAATAACTAGGAGTATAGAAAATGGCTGGATTTAGTGATTATTTAGAAGACAAGGTACTTGACCATGTATTTGGTGGTACTGCTTATACAGCACCTGCAACTTTGTATGTTGCTTTGTATACAGTAGCACCTGACGATACTGGTGGTGGTACTGAAGTAACAGGTGGTTCTTATGTAAGACAAACTGGAGCTTTTACTGTCTCAGGCACATCCCCCACAACAGCAACAAACTCTGCTGCAATCGAATACCCAACAGCTACAGCCGATTACGGAACAGTGGTTGCAGTAGGTATTTTAGATGCTTCATCTGGTGGTAATTTACTTGCATATGCAGATTTAACTACCTCAAAAACTGTATCAACAGGAGATGTATTCAGATTTGACGCTGGTGATTTAGACATCACATTAGCTTAATACCATGGCCTCAGTAGGCTACGGGTTATACACATACGGGAAGTCCGACTATGGAACTCCCGTTTATCATTTTGGTGTAGCTACATCCGCCCAAACATCAGGCTTTACTGCTGAATCATCAGTTATACGCTATGGTGTGGCTACCATACCAGGTGTATCTGACTTTGATTCAGTCGGTACAATTATTAAATTAGGGTCATCCACCCTTGCACAAACTTCAAACTTTACTGGTGATGGCGTAGTCCTCAAGTTTGGTGCATCAGTTATATCAGCAGTTTCAGGCGGTTCAGCTACAGGTCGACAAATAGATCGTGGATCAGCGACTATAGCTGAGACATCTGGAATGTCTGCAACTGGTAGACAAATAGACAGGGGTGTTGCGACCATTGCGGGAGTATCAGACTTTAGTGCAGTAGGTACGCAAATTGATAGGGGTGTTGCAACCATATCATCAACCAGCGATATGACATCTGCTGGGGTCTTAATTAAATTAGGATCTTCCACATTACCAGAAACATCTGGTATGACGGCCACAGGCAGACAAATAGATCGTGGTGTTTCTTCTATAGCAGCTATCTCTGATATGACTGCTACAGGTCGATTCACCATCAGTGCAAATGCAACTTTACCAGCAGTTTCAGATTTTGTAGCGACTGGTAGACAAATTGATCGTGGTTCAGCAACCATTCAACAAACAAGTGGTTTTTCTGCTGTTGGTGGTTTAAAATGGAATGACATTATAGTTCCAGCAGAGACATGGACAGATCAAACTGCACCTAGCGGTACATGGACAGAAGAATCTGTACCACCTTCAGACTGGACAACATTAGGCAAACAAGACGCAGCTTAAAGGAATTTTTTTATGGCAGATACATTTACTACTAATTTAAACCTTACCAAACCAGAGGTTGGTGCATCCACCGATACCTGGGGAACTAAGTTAAACAATGACTTAGATGACCTAGATGCAATCTTTAGTGCTACTGGTACATCGGTAGCAATTAACTTAGACGGAGCAGTCATTGATAGCTCTGTCATTGGTGGCACAACTCCAGCAGCAGGTACTTTTACTACTTTAACTGCTAATACATCTATTACAGGCACACTTGCTACAGCAGCACAAACCAATATTACAAGCGTTGGTAC